CTTAGTCGCACGCCGTGACTATTTGAACAAAGAAACATTGGAGCGCTTGGACATCAAGGGAGCCGAAGCGATAGCCGATGACAATGGCGAGGGTGATACAGACAACGAATACGAAGCGATGACCGTGCCAGAGCTAAAAAAGATGTGCGAGGAAAGGGATATTGAGATTGACCCAAAGGCAAAGAAAGCCGACCTCGTAGATATTTTGAAAGCCGATGACAATGGCGAGCTGGAAGATGAAGACGAGAACGAAGACGAAGAATAAAGTTAAACAATTTTAATAGCCAAACTCCTGCGACCAAAATCGAGGAACGGCAAAAATAGAATATGTCAGACGAAAAAGTCCCAACTGGCGGTGAGGGCGGTGAAAACCAAACCCAGACCCCAACGGATCACTACGCAGAATTGCGTGGCAAAAAAGACGAAAAGGGCGTTCCTTTGCACCCTGAAGAAAAAGCCGATTTTTATAAAGAGAAATTCGGCCACTCTACAACAGAGGCGCAAAGACTCCTCGATGAGCAAAAAAGACTTAGAGAGGAAAACGAAACCTTGAAAACAAAAAAAGAACAAAACACTGAAGATGAATTGTCAAAAACGATACCAGACTGGGATATTTTAACTCTCGACCAGAGGCGTTCAATATCTATGTCGGTGGGATCATTAAAGCAAGACCTCGAAAAGGTGAAAGCTCAAGTCGCTGAGATTGTTGATGAACGTGAATTCGAACATACTTTTAAAAAAGTCACATCTGAACCCGAATTCGCAATTATTAAGAAGCACAAGCGAGAATTTAGAGAATATGCCTACAAACAGGAAAACTTGAATGTTCCATTATCGATTTTGTCAAAATCATTCTTAGTTGATAAGAACTTAATCGGAGTCAAACCAACAGAGCAGAATAAAGACGACAACCCAGATGCTGGGCGGAGCGGACTTGATTCAGGCTCAGGCGGTGACCGAACTCCTCAAACCCCAAAAGGCGGATACACCGCTGACGAGGTAGAGAAGATTCGGAAAGAAGACCCGAGAAAGTATGCCAGACTCGCAAGAGAGGGCAAGCTTAACATCAAAGAGTAAATCATCTCGTGTATTGTTCGAAAACTTAATTAAATAAATAACAATACACATATGAGCAGTTTCTCAACCAATGTCGGCGAGAAGTTTGCCAGTAATGTTATCACCAAGTTTTTTGAAACAGCCGTAGCTCCGATGATCACGAATGACAACTACGAGGGTGAAATCAAAGGCGGTGGTGCAGACAGACTGAACATTCTCTCCGTAGCGGAAGACCAAGGTCTTCAAACATACACAGGTGCTGACCTTACCCTAGGCAATGCGACAGAAAGCGAAGGCGTTCTGACCGTAAGCCAGAAAAAGGCTTATTATTTTGGTATCAAAAGCTGGGATAAATTTAAATCCTATGCGGAAGATGTCGATAGTGATTTAATCAAACAAAAAGCAGGCGAATTGCAAGAAGCAGTTGACGCTTATGTCCTCGGACTTTATGGGGATGTCGGCGCAGGCAACAGAGTCGGCACAGACTACACCACTGGAACAGTCACTGTAGACGTAACCACTGGCGCAGTCACAGGCTCTGGTACAACTTTTGCATCAGGTATGGTTGGCAAAGGGTTCAAAGCTCTTGGCCACACAGCATGGTATCGTGTCAAAACATATTCATCCACGACTGCAATTGTGATCGAGGATGACAGCGATGACGACACCAGCGCATACACTGGCGGAGCAATCGCAGGCGGAGCCACATACGTAATTGAAGCAAACACAGCCGTTCAGGTAACAGCTTCAACCGTATACACCAAAATCGTAGCTTTGAGGACTAAGTTGAATAAAACTAAAACCCCAAAGGCAGACCGATGGTTGGTAATCCCAGCTGATATTGCTGGAGTAGTAGACACATGCACCGAGCTTGTCCACGCCACTCAAAAGGGCGATGATGTCGTAGCAAACGGCTTTATGGGCAGACTCGCAGGCTTCAATGTCTACGAGAACGAGGAAGTATCTGGTGACGGAACTAACGGCTACCACTGTATGGCAGGCCACAAGTCGGCAATCTGCTTCGCAATGGCTTTTGTAGAAACTGGCGTAGAAGACCTGCAAGGGAACTTCGGCAAAGCATACAAAGGTTTGAATTGCTACGGAGCCAAGGTAATCGACAGACGGCGCAAAGCGCTTGCAGAGGGTTTCTTCAAGTTATAAACGCATACTGAGGGGGTAGATGAAAATCTGCCCCCTTGGGGTATCTAATTAATTAATTCCACTAAAATGATAAACGCAGAAACAAGCCTAAGGGCAAAAATAAAGACTTCTCGTGTTGACACGGTGGTCGCCACTGGCGAAAAGTTTATCGATGTGGAGGTCGAAATCTATGCCGATGAACAGATCATCGAAACAAAGAAATTCGGCTATCCTATTGGAACGCCAGTGGAACAAATTACTAGCGAAATCAGCAACACGCTTGGCAACATGAAAATAGAGGCGGAAAACGCCGTGGCCAGCGAAGAAGCTGAAAAGGTCGAAAAAATAGCTCAGGACACAGTCAACGAATTGGCTGACCTAGAAATTAACGAGCAATAAACATATGAACAAAATCAATAAAGCAAAAGTTAATTATCAAGAAAACTTCGTGTACGAATTGCGTGACAAAGCTGGCAATATCAAAAAATTGTTTAAGGATGGATTTTTGAATACTGCTATCGTAAAATTTGTCAGAGCAAGATACAACCCGTACAACGAGGCAGGCGAAGTAAAATCTGGCCTGTTGGCTAAGATCGCATTGTTCGGTGTACGGATTCCATTCATCACTGGCATGTGGGTAGAACGGATGAGCGTGGCCAACCTGATCACGAGCGCTGGCAAAGCAGGCTTAGCGAGCAGGGTAAATGGCAACGGCGCTGAGGCCGCTTTTACCTATATCGCAATCGGTATCGGCACAACTGCGGCCGCAGTCGGTAACACCGCACTGGAATCGGAAATCACAACCGCAGGCGGACAGCGTGCTAACTCGACCGCTTCCAGAACAACCACAACCGTAACCAACGACACGGCAAGACTGGTAAACACATTCACGTTTACAGGTTCGTTTAACGTAACAGAGGCAGGCGTATTAAATGCAGGCTCCACTGGAACGCTTTTGAACCGCCAAGTCTTTACGGCTGTAGCGGTGGCAAGCGGAGATAGTTTGCAAATCACGGTAGATGTTTCAAATGCTTAGTTCCTGATGTACAGCTCCTTGGAAACAGGGAGCTGGGATTAGAAAATAAATATGATAGAACTATCTCAACAAAGAAATTACAACAGTAAAACATTCTTGCACGACACAGAAGTTGGCAAGAAAGTTTTACAATCCCACGCAGGACATATCCATTACAAAGACGGCGCTGATTTTAAAGAGATAAGCTGGGATTTAATTTGGGATGAAGTAAAAAGAGGCTGGGGTTTTACTACTCACTCTTTCAATCCTTTTTTACCAGAATATTCAGACGGCTTTGTTGAATTTCGTGATAGATTTCAAGACAAAGACCAGACGATTAAATATCGGGCTGTTTGCGATAAGGTAAAAGGCGAGCTGATTGAAACCGATGAAACCAACCCGAACTTTGATAATAATCCAGATAATAAAGGTGTGCTTTATAAAGACGCTTTCGGAAAAGGAAAAGATTATTTACTCTATCATACCCGCTCATCTTTGGTAAAAGTCGCAACTGTAAATAATCCGAACGAGCAAACCGAAGACGTGAAATTCCGCTGGGAAATACAGTTGCCAAACAAAGATGTTTATCGTGCAGAAAGCAAAGAGATTGTCGAAAAATCAATAAAGGATAATGAATTTGAAGTCATAAAAGACGGCAAGACTTTATCGTATAAACTTGATGTTACAAAAGCAAAAGCGTTTGACAGCGATAAACAAACCTTAATCGGCGATACGCAAAATGACGGCAAGGAATGGTTCACATATTTAAAATCTTTTCGAGCGTGGGATAGCAAAGGCAATAAAATAATTGTTGGTGCAAGAATATTTCAAGAGAATGGAAAAACATATTTAGAAAAAACCATACCGCTTGATTTTTTGAAGAAAGCAGAGGGGAGAGTTTTTACTGATACGACAACCACGTATTATCCGACAGTTGACGGAATAGTTGCTCAATACTATACAACTGGAACAAACGCCTATTCGTTGGCACAGTTGAGAAGCGGTGTTGGCAATACTGTTTGGGACACGGATGCTTCAATCTATATTTTTGGAATAACCTCGGACGTAAACTCCGCCTATTATCGCTATATAATGCGAAGTATTTTTATTTTTGATACATCGTCATTAACTTCTGGGGCTTCTATTTCTAGTGCTTCATTTAAGTTTTACGGAAACGCAAAATTAAATGAGGGAAGTATGTGGAGCAGTGCTGCTTTAAATCTTTATAGCGCAGCCCCTGCTAGTGAAACGGCATTAGCAGCTGGCGATTATGACAGTCTTGGAAGTTCAGCATACTGTGATACTGAAATTAGCTATTCCTCTTTTTCCATAACAGGATATAATACATTTTCTCTAAACTCAACTGGCATCTCTGCAATAAGTAAAACTGGAAAAACAAAAATTGGTGCGAGAGAAACGTATTATGATTTGGGGGGAAATAGTCCAACTTGGAGTACCGACAAAGCAGTCCACGTTGATGGATATTTTTCCGAACAAACAGGAACAGATAAAGACCCCTACCTTGAAGTAACTTATACGACAGGGACGGCATACACAAAATCAATAACCGAAGCTTCGACATATTCCGACACGGTAACAAAAAAACAAACAGCCAAGAGAATAACCGAGGCCAGCACATACACTTCGGTCGTAGCGAAGCTGATCGGAAAAAGAAACACTGAAAGCTCAACGTGGACTGACACGGTGGCGAGTATATACGCATTAGCCAAAGCAATAACCGAGAGCTTAACATGGACAGATTTGCTGACGAAAAAACAAACAGGAAAGAGAATAGCGGAAGTGTCAACCAGTACGGATAGCCTAAACATTTTGAAGACAATCGGCAAATATTTTTTAGAAAGCGCAACCTATACAGATACGGTGGCAAAAATAAAAACGCTTTTTAAAACATTAACGGAAACGGCCACGTATACCGATGTCGTGAGCAGAGGCGCAATCATGATCGGAAGACTTTTACAAGAATCAATCGCTTGGTTGGATAGGTTATACGGAAAGAAAAACGGTGTAAATATGAAGTACGTAAAAAAATACGCCGAGAAAGTCGGCACATATATTAAAAAATATTTTGATATCTAAAATATGCAGATTATAGAAATAGGCGCAAACGTATTCCAAAATGGAACATTCCTCGATGACAACATCGAGGGGCTTGGGTTATCTCCGAGCTACAAAGGCCACAATTATTTTAAAGGCAAAGGAGCCGTGATGTATCCACAGCCTGGGCTGATAACAATAGCAATATCTGGAAGCACGCTTGCGCACGAAATGGTGGCCTCTTGTCTAGACCCAGCGTATCTTGGAAACGATGGTTATTTTGTCGATAATGGCGGTAAATTTTGGGTGTTGGATGGTGACACGCTGACTTACAAACAGATAGACGACACCGCTGGGCATACCTATAATTTTGGAAACGTAGATATTAAAGTTTTTAACGGTGATATTTTTTGTACATGTGATGACGATATAGTGAAACTGACAAACGACATGGCGAGTATTGATAAAACTTGGTGGACAGTGACAAAAGGAAAATCTGGATTAAGCGGATCATTCCGTCATCCAATGGAAATAGTTGAAGACACGCTATATATTGCAGACCAAGATGAAATCCATACATACGATGTCGCAGGCGTGGCCACAAGTGCATGGATGACACTGCCTGGGGGTGTAAATATAACAGCGCTGGTAAAACACCCGAACGGAGTATACTTGATGGCATACGTGAGCGCAACCGCAAACTACTCGCACAGCAAAAAAGCTCGGGCTAAATTATTTATAATCGACACGACCGCAGGTGAATTTTTGCAGGAAATAGAAATTGACGATCAGGTCGAGGGGGCAATAAACGTAGGCGGAATAAACTATGTCACATACGGTGATAATTTTGGATATTTTAACGGACAAGGATTGAAGCTTTTAAAAAAAATAGATTTTGTTAGCTCACCAGTATATTCGCAAAGATTGTCGGCGGTAGGAAACACGGTGCTGGTGCCAGAATTTAAAAGCAACGTGCGGAGCCTGATGGCATACGGCGATGTGAACGGAAAAGGAAATATATTTTTTTACCCGTATTACGCACTCGACACGGCAGGCGCATACGAGCTAAAAAATATGCTGGTGACTATGCAAAATTCTATAGTTTTAAATTACCGAGATAGCACAGCGCACCGAATGGTGCGAATGGACTTCACGGCCAGCACTTTGACGGCAGGAACGACAATGCTGACTGCAAAACAAAATCTGGGTGGTAGGGTTTGGGTGAGGCGTGTAGATTTATTTACGGAAACACTGGCAAGCGGAGCGCTCCTGACTTGTTTGATAAGACAACTACCAAGCGGATCGTTCTCAACAGTTGGCACGCTTGATTATTCAGCAGACGGAGCTATCTCTTATAAAAGATTAGATTGCAATATTTTATTATCAGATTTGCAATTAGCAATAAACTTTGGAGGCTCGGCGCTAGTCGGGCTAAAGAAAGCATTAGTATATGTCGAATCAGAATAAAATCCCACAACCAAAAACAACATCGGAAGATAGCACAATATGGTTGCATATGCTAAAGGGGTACGTCAAAACCATAACGAGCGCCCCAACATATACGCCGAAGAATTTTGAGCAGGCAATTAAATTATACATGGACAGCCTGACAACTCCGACCGTGAAACGATTATACATTTACAGTTTTGAGGCAGGCATTTGGTCTTATATATCATTAACATAAAAAAATATGACATTCCTAGAATTCCAAACAAATATATACGATGACCTCGGAGTAACAAGCTCGGATAGTTTTTATTCTTTGGCATACATCAAACGGCGCATAAACGCCAACATGAAAAGAGTAGCAGGATACTTCAACTGGCCACAAACCGAAGATGCAGTAAACCGTGACAGCGAGGCAAACCAAGAATGGTATAATTATCCAGAGAATATGAAGCAGGATACGATCCGCAAATTGATGTTCAATGGTGAGTATTATAAAAAAACAGCATACCCTGATTATTTGCAATATCAGGAAGACATGGGTGCAAACGCAACCGATAAAATATTTACAGACTTTCAAAATAAATATTTTATAAACCCGAAACCAACCGCTGACATAGTGGCTGGCATTTCGCTATGGGGGCAAGTAATCCCGAGCGACCTGACGACAGACACTGGTGTAACGCCATTTTACAATGACCCAGATATTGAGGAAGTTATCTACCAGCTGTCATTGGCAGACTGCTATAAAAAAGCCAGAGGAACGATGTTCGAACGAGGAGCGACAATGGAAAAAGAAGCATTGCAGAAATTGGAAATAATCAAAAAGAAAGTCATGCTTCGCCAAGCTAGTTATAAAAATAAAAATAATAACATGTTCGAGCATACCGAACTGATAAGAAAAGGCGGTCGGTATAAACGAGGCACGTTCGAAACCTGTAATTAATAATAATATGGCAACTCAAACATTTTATCGTCAGGGCGTAGATATTTACAACGCCTCGAATAATCAAAAAATAGGGGCTACGGACTGGGCAAAGAATTGGACAGGGCGAGCCACGGAAGTGAAAGCGCCAACGGTGCCAACTGGTGGCAGTTTTCAGTTGAATCCGAACTATAATCCGAACGACCAGAACGTAAACCGCTACATCCCAGCCGAACAGTCCGCAAATTCTACTCCCATTGCGATAGGACTGCCCCAGAATAAACAAAGTGGGGGTGTTTCGATAGTTGACCCATTCGCAGGCAAGAACCCCACAGTGAGCGTTATAGAGCCAAATTTTGGCAACGGTAAAGTTGACATAATTGGAAATAATCAGCCTAATCAGAACAAAATAGCACCAACACCGACCCCGACACCGCAAAACACGGCTCCCGAGGCACAGCAAAAGCAATTCTACCGCATAGGGCAGACTATTTTTGATGCAAGCACCGATAAGGCTATAACCCCCGATGACTGGGCAAAAAACTGGACTGGCAGGGCTTCTGAGATACAAAAAGGCTATCAGGCCATACCAGACCCGAGTAAAATCAACCAATTTACCAGATATCAGAAAATTGGCAACACCATGTACGGCATACCAGTAAACGGAGGCGCTGGTGCAGGTGATATGAGCGGAGCTGATCAGGGCGTTCCAAGCGCAGGTATTCCATTCGATACACAAGACCAAGGCATTCGGGATATTCTGACATACGCAGGGCAAGCAGATCTGTCGCCTGAGCAAACACTAAGTCTTTTAAATGCTTATAACCAAGTGTCATCTGACGAGAGAAGCAAAATTGAGAATGACCTTGGCATTCCTGACGTAGTTAACAGTCTATACACAAAGCCGAGCAAGACCAGCGAACAAATATACCAAGAAGCATACAACTCCTCGGAATTGCCGAACCTGAAAAATCAGATTGCGGAAATTGACAAGAAAATTGCCGAGAAAAAAGAGCAGATAACGGCAGGCACGGCCGAATTGCAAAACAACCCATGGTTGAGCCAAGCTTCAAGGGGTGGCAGAATAAGAAATTTGAATGAAACAGCACAGAGCGAACTGAATAACCTCCTAGACGAGCGCCAAGGTTATCTTGACACCTATAACGGCGGAGTGGATGAAATCGAAAAAGTGATGACAAGATATGCCAGCCAGCTGGAAGAAGACCAGACCCTAAACGCCAGCAAATTGAATTATTTATTGAATCAAGCCGAAAAACAGGTGACGGCATTGACTCAGTCTAAACAGGCTGAGAATTTGCGGTACGTTCCTGACTATTTAAAAGCCAAGGCAGACAAAAACCTTGATAAATTATCATACGAGGCGACTAAGCAACAGCTTGAACTTCAAAAGCTGGGGCTTGATATTGATAAAGCTAAAAGAGAAACTGGCGACCTACCGACATCCGTAGCAGGCCGAGTAGATAAGATTGCCAACCAGTTTGATGGTGAGCAAACCGTGAAGAATTATGCCCAATTAGTCGAGAGCGTAAACATGATCAGCCAGATACCAGACGATACCAAAAACCCAGCTGATAACCAAGCCTTGATTTATGCATTCGCCAAGGCAATGGATCCAACCAGCGTAGTCCGAGAGGGCGAGTATGCCACGGTGCAAAAATATGCGCAGAGCTGGATTGAGAGCTTCGGATTTAACGCTATGAGGGTAGTAAATAACCAGCAATTCTTATCACAGCAAGCCGTTCAGAACATAAAGGCCACGATTGCCAAAAAGTTTACTGGCACGGAATCATCATACAAAAACCTGACCAACGAATATGGCCGAAGAATTGACCGCATAACTGGAAAGGCTGATGGAACCGATTATATCAGTAATTATTCTGGTGGATTAATGCAGGAAGATAGTCGGCCAACGCTCGATATCGGTCAAGAAGCAGGGTTCTCGGATGAGGAAATCCAAGAAGCAATAAAACAGCAAGGTGAATCAGCGGTCAGACAATGGCTACTGAGTAAAAAAAAAATGAGTAGCGCCTCCACGACAGGAATGAGAACCGATCGTCACAACAACCCGACAGCATTCACGACCGACATAGCAAAACAGGCAGGGTTGAAAGAGGGTGTGGATTATGAAGTAGGCGACCCATTTCCGAATAACCCGAACCTGAAAACTGCAACTATTCTCGGTGACCCGATCGCAACCACGATAAAAGTGATTGACAAAATCGGCTTCCAGACAGCGAGCGGAAAACAAAGATGGTCGTACATCAACATGCCAAAGAGCCAATGGGATGGAATGACCTACCAGCAAAAGAAAAACACCATCGCAAAAATGTATACCAATGAGGGCGGTTCTCAATTAAAACAATATTTTGCATAACAAAAATATGGCCAATAGATTATTACAAGAAATGCAGGCTACGCCTGCGCCAAAAGGTTCTACACAGAACAGATTACTCCAAGAAATGGGCGATTTTCAAGCTAGCCCGACCCAAAACAGCGAATGGGCAAGCAAATACGCAAACCTAAACCCGACATGGTCGGGAGCTGAAAAAGAGGGCGGATTTTATAATAATGCCGAGCAATTTGGGCAAGGTATTGTTAAAGGCGGAATATCAACGCTCAGAGGAGCCAGCACGCTTGGTGAAAATATAATTAAAGGCATAGGCAGAATAGTTACCCCAAAAAGCTGGGAGGAAAAGCTTGGCTTTGCGAAGACCGAAAAATCTTCCGCCGACCAACTGGTAAACGCCGTAGAGCGAAAGCTTGGAATGGCCGAGGGCAACCTGACAAAACCAGATGACAACCCGTGGGAAAAGGCAGGCTTCATGACTGAGCAGATATTGGAATTTTTTGCGCCAAGCGCCAAGATAGCAAAGTTGGAAAAAGGCGCAAACCTTTTGACCCGAACGGCGATTGAGGCAACGGCGATAGGTGGCCAGACCGCAATACAAAAAGGAGCGTTTGATGATGACGCTAAGACAGGTGCCTTGATAGGTGCCGCTTTTCCGCTTGCTGGTGCCGCTTTTTCTGCATTGGCAAAACCGATAAAGAGTGCGATGGGAAAAAGTGTTACCAAGTCGAGCGAGGAGGGATTATTTAAAATTATTAAACCATACAAATCCGACATCGATAACGGCTTTGATGTTAAAAATATATTTAAGCATGACGTGAGCGGAAACCTCGGGCAGATTTTGGCAAAGACGGAAAACAAATTGAATGGCTTGTACGCTCAACTGAAAACAGGATTGAAAAACTCAAACGTCGAAACCGATCTGGCCAAGGTACTGAAAGAAACCGAAAAAAGATTATTCAATAAAAGCCTTGGAGCCAAAA